AAATCATCTCGGAATTTAAGAAGAAGTTTGGTGATTCAACTCCTGACCTCAAGAAGCCTGAAATCACGAATGGTCTGGATCCCATCTTCGTATATTCGGCTGATACCGCTGCAGCGTCTAGACGTAGTGTGAGACATGCGCCTCAAACTACAGCCGAACCCCAAACTCCCGTGGAATCAGCAAGTCCCAAGCCGCCGTCTGAACTTACAATTATTCCAGTCGCAACAAAGAGTTCGGCCGTTGTAGTTCCTACCCCTAAACGAGTAAGCATTTTCCAATCGAAGCCCAAACCCGTAGAAATCCACTAAATATTAAATTAGACCGACGGGCATTTTAAACCCGCACTATGACCAGTCCATAATAATGATTTTCTCTAATATTTTTCCATCATATCCAGAAGTTTCTTTGTATGTAAAATCTACTCCTGGATACTCTCTTTTTAGAATTTCAATTAGTTCTAATCTGATTGCTTCTGTAAAAACAAATCCCCCAAGATAATACATAGTGTCATGCAGATTGATAATATGTGACGATTTTCTTGTTATACTTATATTACCCCAAATATGTGAAAGAACCCTATCAAATATTTCATACTTTATAATTATATGAGGATTATTAGAGATTGCCTGTAGATTTTCACGTGATTTTACAAGAGATTTAGGTGGGGGGCTCATTATATAATAATACCATTAGTATATTTAAGTGCCGGTTTGAAATGACCACGGGTCTAAATTAATTAATTACCCATGAAATGGGGTGTTACTTTGGGTTTTTGATAGAAATCAGCAACTCCTTTACGAATTTCTTCAAGGAGTTCTGATGTTATACGGCCTATCAATAAGACATTGCAGGGTTTTTCACCACCTGAGTTATCTACATAAGAAATCAACATCTTTGTGTTATAGAGGCTCGTTTCCTTTTCTTCTATATATTCAGGACTTACATAATCTCTACAGTACTCCAAGTATGTTTTTACCACTGTGCCTTCTGATGCATTCGTAATTGTATATATATCATGGTTCTGGAATACGACAATCTCATAGGCTGTCATGTCTGCTTTATATGTTTATAGGGCTTTATGTTTTGAAAAAATGTAAGAGTAGTGCGCAAAGATTTCATTCAAACCTGTACGAAATCCAGATACAAGTCTTGTGATTGACAAACCCTTCATACTCGTACTTGTCATAAGCTGCCAAGAAGTCACAATCTTTCACATTCATCTTACCCTTCTCGTTAATGTACGGCATCTTATTCGTATGTTTCGAATGATACTTACTAAATCTGGAATCTGCTTCAAACGGCTTGTATTTCTCTCCCTGACTTCTCTTACGTGCATCAATCTCTTCTTGCGAATGCTTCCTCCAGCACCTCACAACCTTAATCTTGTAAGAACTCCAGTCAAACTTACCCTCAGGGTCAGAGCATTCTGCCGCCCCCTTGTCTATCATTTGCTTGATAAGACGAAGGATGGTTTCCTTTTCATCTTCACTATGCCTAGGCTTATTCAGCAGTTCACGATAAGTTAGGTAGAGTTCGTCCTCAGAGTCAAGAATCGTAATCTTCATAGGAATCGAAATCTTTGTCTTCTCCTTTACTACATATCCTGATGGAATCGTGGGCTCAGGAATTAGAGGTACTGAAGGGCTCTCGCTAAAGCCGCGAATTCTCTCGTCATTCTCCTTCTCATAATTCAGAGCATCGTCAATACTACTCTGTGAACCAAAGATAAATTTCACAGGCATCTTGAAGTTTGGATTGTGTTCCAGAAACTTTGTCGTCATATAGCAACAACGAAGAAATCCCTGGTAGTTCATCTCCCTGTTTTGCCCAGATACAGGCAGAAGAGTATCAGAACGAATCGTGCCATACTTGAAATTCACGAAGGTGATGGACTCGCCAGTCGGCTTATAGTTCCCCATAATAATTACAGGCCTATCCACTGACTCACCCATCCTCTTCGTATGCGCGATGATTTCGTGAATCTTGTTGTTCAGCTCCTGGCTGCTCGCCGTATTCTCATCAAAGTCACTGAACTTCGTGGAAATGATTTGACCAAGGCGATTCTTATAGCGAATATGGATTCCGCCCCTGTACAGACCAATACAGATAGGGCTGTACTCCTTTGTAAGAGCATACTTCATAAGCTGAATGGTAAAGGCTACGCGACAAGGTGTGGTAATGATGTGAAAGTTGGGGACTCCTGCAAGAATCATAGGCAATTCTACAGCTACATCATCTTCACTATACCTAGCCACACAGAAGTTGTCCAGAATATTCATACCCAGATTAAAAGCCTCTTTCTCATGTGCCATGAAGTGACAGAACTCCATCTGTCTGCGACGAATCTTATCTTCCTTTATCACTTCCGCGTCCATTGCACTAGGATACACCTTAATGTCAGCCTCTTCAAAAGTATCTTCGTCAAACTCTACAACCCCGTGCTCTTTGTAAAAGGGGTGTGCCTTTAGTTTCTCGAAGGAAATCGCCTTTGCATCAGAAATAGAAGAGTAGTTCTCTGAGGTCGACAGAGTCTTACTATTCTTGGTATAGTCAATCGCATACCTGTCGAGATTCTCCTTCTGCCACAAGGGATGATCCTTCTCAACAAGAGGCTCGTAAGAAGCAGAAACAGGTACAAATGACTTCACATAGGGGTTCATGATGATATTGTCAAAGAACTCTCGCTTAGAAGGAATACCCTCCTCGCGATTGTGCGCCTCATCCATCTGAATATCAATTAGCAGACGCTTCTCTACAGAAATCCCCTCATACGATGTCAGGAGTGTAATAATGTCACGAACACGAGTATTGTTAGAGCAGACAAAGATAATCTTGAAATTGCCGCGCATCATCGCAGAAAGAGCCTTGTCAATATTCTTACAATGCGTGGCATTACCGTCCAAGTCATTTTTCTTTGAAGAAACGATGAGAATATAATCCTTCAAAGCCTTCCCTGGAAGCTCCTTCTTCAAATCACTGATTAGGCGTTCTTCCCACTGCTCCTTCGCACTAAGAGTGTTCTTAGAGATTGCAATACTCAGGAAACCCAGGCGAACATTTGAGATGATTCGCAAGTTACATAGCTTTGTCTTGTCTGTCTGACCGTGCTTGTAGATACCCGTGATTTTCGGAATCCAGTGATTTAGAAGAGGAGCGATCTTGGTTTCATAGTCAAACTTTTCCTTCGTAGTATCCCATGTCAATATTTCTGAAAGATACGGCAATTCAGACTTCCTCCTTAAGAATGGAAACTTACTCGCATAATCCTTGGCAATATTCTTATTTGCATTTGTCTGAAACGTCTTGTAGTTATTCTTTATCTTTTGAAGCTCTGAATCGTAGAATGAGTAAAATTCTTTCTCGATTTGCTCCATCTTGATGTTAAAGGGTTTTGGTTGGGGGGCTTTTCATGGGCGAGCAATGGGTTTTCAATTTTTAGTCGTCCATAATCATGCACTTCATCGTACTCAGATTCGCATGTACATAGGTATTACTGTGATTCTTGCAAGTCTTTAAGAATTCTTCATCAGTTATGGCATTTGCAGTGCGAAAGTGGTTATCCAAGACCATGTCCACAATATAGTCCAAGTTTCCTGTACCCTTCAATTCTAAAACTTCACCCGTTCGTACATTGTGTAAAAGGAATCGTCGCCTACCCTTTGAAGCATACTCCGTATTTTCCCATAACCATGCATATAGCGCAAGTTGAACAATGTGGTCTGACTTCAGAGCATTCACACACTTAATTTCCCACAAAGACTTCGTATCAATCAAGTCTGCACGACCACAAATAACGACTTCTCTATTATTGAAAGCATATTCATTCTCCAAAGTATATTCAAACTCTGAAGAATCACTCTGATGACCAATTGTACGTTTCAGAATTGTATAGAGCTCTTCAATCATTGCATCAGAAAACCATGTATATTCTTTAATCTGCGCAATCTTATTGATATACCCTGACATATATGCAGAATACACATTGGCCAGTTTCAAGTAATCTGCAGCAGTGCTCGGTTTCCTCAAGACACTGTGAATCTTTTCCTTCATGAATTTCAAGTCAGCAGATGTATCATGCTGCATTTTTCCGACGAAAAACTCTTCCAAGTCTTGCTGAATACTAATATCCCCTGTTAGACGGTGCTCGTAAATCGTGGGAATAGCGATTCCATTCAATTCATATACCATCTCTGTAAGCCCTTCGCGCGTCACAGTAGAGTCAGGAATATTAATACTGGTATACGGTTCCTTCACCACCTCCATTTTACACAGTTCAAGAATCTGGACTACCAATTCATCAGGAAGAAAGCGAGTCAAGTCTGTAACACGGCGCATAACTGCAACTTCTTCTTTCAGTTCGTCACTCCCCTTGCGTTGTGTAAAAGGTTTTGGTTTGCTAAGTTCGACGTGTTTCACGGCATCGTCGAATTTGTCATGTTTCACGAAGGAAAATGGAGGTGTCTCAGTCTCCTCTCCACAAACATATAGACGTTCCAGTGCACGGGTAATAGCTACATACATCGTATTGGGACATACTGCAGGATTCTTGTCCTTTGCATAAAAGGTAAAATATCCAGAGTTAAAGTTATAGACAAAGACAACTTTGCGCTCGAGACCCTTACTCTGGTGAAAACTTGAGAAGACTACCTTGTTCACTAAAGCTTCATCCTTCAATTCTTCATCATCTGATATGGGCACGTAACAAGGAATCCCACGTTTGACTAGAAAGTTTTCCAACTTTTTAATCGGATTTGATTCATTATGTGTTCGTACTGAAGGAGCCAGAATAAAGATATCATCGGCTTTATAGGTTTTTAAAAGCTCCAAGATTTGCACAAATATATACTCAGGGAGTTTTCGGAAAATGTCGCCCGTTAAATAATGAACTGGTATATCAGAGTCTTTTACACTCTTCATTCTGGGGTATCCTAGAACCACGTCATTGATAAAATGTTCCATAGGCTTTGTGATTCGATAGGAAGTTTTCAAGTTCAGTTTCTTCCACGAATGCTTTGATTCATATAAGTGATCCGCCATTGTCAGAAATCTGAGGTCTGCACCCTTTTGCGGAAAGTCATAAATACACTGCATATTGTCTCCTAAGACGACAAGCTGTGCCTTCATCTTCGTCATATCCGTCAGTGCCTTGTGTACAAATTTAAAATATAGAGGTGTCATATCCTGTGTCTCGTCCATAATCACAATATCAGGATTGAAGTTGTTTTTTAAAGGGAAGTTGAGTTTTAGAATATTAATAAGGTCTGTATCAGTTACGCAGGGGTTTATATAATGCGCAACTCCAAAAGAGTGATAACTATGTACTTCAATGTTCGTTAGACCAAGGCGTTTCACTCGGTCGCGAGTCTCAGCCTTCAGTCTGGAATTATAGGTAAATAGCGTGAATTTCTTGTTGGGTAGCTGTCTGGCCAAAAATAGAACTGTAGTTGTCTTACCAGAACCAGCTACAGCATCTACTAAAACATTCGAGCCACTTTTCACAGCGTCTATGATTCCTTGTTGCTCTTCTGATGGAGCAGCCATTATATATTATACTCTATAAGCGTTTAGACGCCCACTTAATGTCGTTTTACGTAGAAAGAGTATGGTAGATATGGCCTTCATTTCTGAAAAGAAAGAAGGCGATTTCTATGTAAGTACTTACAGACATCGTGAATCCCTATATGAGAGTGTAAAAGGTGTGTCTGTGGAGAACTTTGGCATGGTCGTTCCCTTGGCTGTCGCTGCTCTTGAACACCTGAATAAGACAGTAAATACTATTGAGTCTAAGGAAATGATTGCTGCTGAGGTGCGGCGTAAAACAGATACTTTTGAACTGCAGAAATCACGTCTAGAAGAAGATAAGAAACTCGCGTTGTTGAAAAAGGAAAGGGAATATGAAGGAGTGGTTGCTTCTTTGAAGCAGAGTGAGGAAGGACTTCAACGCGAGAATCTCAGGTTGCGTGAACAGTATGAGACTATGAAGAATAGTATTGAAGATGCCACGCGTTTTTCTTTAGAGCAGAATGATGCGCATCATCGCACAGAATTGCAGCGGTTGCGCGATACTTTGGAAAACCAGGCACGAGAACGTGTAGAATACTGCCATCGCGAACACAAGGAAAATATTGAATTAATACGTACTTTGTTTGAAGAAAGAGCTGCCACATATCGTAAAGAATTGGAGAAAACGCTTGGTTCTTCTACGAAAGGGAAACAAGGCGAGAAAGAGTTTGAGGAATTAATTGCGTTATATACAGATTGGGCGAAAGTGCATGATGTTTCTAAGAGTTCACACAGTACAGATATACGGTGCAAGATTCGGAAGTGTAGTACTTTATTCGAAGTCAAAAAATATAGTGATGACATCCCTCATAAAGAGGTCGTAAAGTTTGAGAGAGATATGGAAGAAAACCAAGACTGCCCTCTCGGTGTATTCATTTCTTTACATACCAATATAAGTGGCAAGAAGTCTGGAGGATTTATCAGTTGTGCATGGAGTGCAAAGTCACAACTCTTAATTTACGTAAATTCTTTTTATAATCATTCGGCTGAAGATGTCCTGATGTTTGTTGACATGTGTGCTGATTTCGCATGGAGAATCTTCGGGGCTGCTAGAGACACACCTGAAGAATCTGAACTTACTGCACAGCTACAGAATCGCATTGAACAAGCCAAGATTTTTGTAGAAAAGGATATGAAGAGACTCTCGGACTTGGTGACAAAGATGAATCATAATAAGAAGTTCTTGATTGATTCTATTACTAAACAGAATGCGGACTGTGTAGGAGACATTCAATTGAGCAAGAGTTCTTTACAGTCTGTGTTAGAGGTGTTGTTGGGTAAGTCCGAAAAGTCCGAAAAGTCTGAAAAGTGTGAAAAGTCCGATGAGAGTGAAAGCCCTGCAATTATACGAGTAGATAATTCACAGGTTATGCCTACACCTCCTCCTGAGCAAGAAACTCCTAAGAAAAAAGGAGGGGCACGTAAGAAATCTGTAGTGGCGGCTGTGTAAAGTACCTTATAATATGGCAGGGGATGTAAAAGAGTAGGTCACACACAATAGCTACAGGAAAAGCCAAGAATGCTGCGGCAAGGGGTGCAAAAGGGAAGTCGCCTGAGTCATTTGACATGATGACCATTAATGTGGCTCCCAGAGTTCCTCCAAACGGCATGCCATTCTTTAACGCTTCCCAACTTGCATTTGCTGCTAAGAAAGGGATTAAGTAAAGTAGTTCTAGATAGCTGAAAATATTAGACTTTGGTGAAGAATTCAGGGATGAACCTGAAGCATCTTCGACACCTGTCATTTCTGTTACTATCATATGGGGACATTTAGACCTGTGTTAACATTCCTTCAGCCTTCCTATAATAGCACACGCAATCCTCGCGCCTGAATGACCTGTAGTGTGTGAGTCTTCCTGTCCTCCACGGCCATAGTCATCTTCATCGGCATGGACAATGACAGACCGGCCAAATAAGTCTTCCACTTGAATCCCAGCCAAGTAATAACTTTTTTCACAGACTCCGTCGTCGGTTGATATATTACCAAGGTCTCCTGTATGTCTTTGTACTGTGGTACTTGGAGGACCTCCATGGTGCTGCGGGGGTCCCACGTGAAAGTGGTCACATGCTCCCTTACATCCTTCTCCCCGTAAATCTCCAGCCTTATGAATATGGAATCCATGTTCACCAGGTGGAAGATGTGTGAATGATGCACGGACTCTAACTCCTTTCGGTGTATTTGAAAACAAAACTTCCCCTTTTACACTACCTTTCGCAAATACTGCGACCGCCATTCTGCTTTCTGGTTTCTAATTCTATGTGTGGAAATAAGTCTTAAACACTTTAGTATTTAATAATTAGAAATCTTTGCAATGGAATTTAAATTGGAAAGAATCTTAGGTTATGGTTTTTTTTCGGATGGTTTCCGACTTTTAGAATCATATATGGAATGCAAAAAGAATGGTGTGAACTTTTATCTAGAATCGTCAAAATGGTTGTTTGGTCATAATATCGGATGGAATGACTACTTTACAACATTGACAGATACAACAGACGAATCTTTGCCGAATATTGAAATGGGTAGAGAGTATAACAAAGAGTTTACTGTTGCTCAATTTCGCCAGGCCATTCAAGAAGTCTTTGTCTATCAGCCCTATCTCATTGAAAAGGCAGATTCTTTAATAAAAGAGCTGGAGTTAGGTAAGTTTGTATCTATATTTATCCGCCGTGGTGATAAACTCTTAGGAGAATCTCTATTTATTCCTTCACGATTCTATGTACAGAGAGCCCTTGAAAAGAACCCTGAGTGCATTTTTGTCCAGACTGATGATTATCGTGCTTTTATAGAAGTTCGCGATATTACTCATTCCATCAACCCTGCTATAAAAGTCGTAACAACTTGCCCTCCTACCAAGTTTGGAATGTTCACGGATACTCTCGATTTGAATAAAGGACGGTATATGTCATATCAAGGTAAAAATGGCACATTTTCTAATACTCAGAATTTGGACTATCTCGCTACAAACGTACCTCAGAAACCTCTGGCCGACTATACAAAGGAAGATATGCGTGAACATGTGGAGGAAATGTTGGTAGGTATCATCGTTTGCCAGAAGGCCGAATTTCTCGTAACTGACCATATGAGCAACTGTTCACGATTTATTGTATTCTCACACCCTCGTGGAAAAGAAGCCATTCTGGGAATTGAAGACTTGAATATCAAAATTAATGATGAATTCTATTTAATTAAACGTTATGACTATGATGATAATAAACTCATTAAGAATCCCCGTTTTCACTCAATTTATAATGAATACATATAAAAAGATGCAATTATTGTACATAAAGAAGATTTTGAAGCAATTTGTTTAACTATTAAAATGGTAAACTGTGAGCAACATTATTATTCCTCAAGTAATAGATATTATAAAATACAATCAGCATTTCAAAACGAGTCTATGAAAATCTGGATACCTGGACATGTTCATTGTGAAGGTCTTACTAGCAAAACTCATATAGTTATATAGTCATAAATATACATTCATACGCGATATCTATACATCTCTTCCTCTATACTCATTTCTTCCCAATCTAAGGAACGAATCTCTACTTTTCCTTTACGAGCTGTACCTATCCATACACCTGCTTCACCATCTTCCACTAGCCAAACATTCTTTACCCAACACGAAGTGTACTTTGTTAAAAGGGTTTCTAGCCAGGCAAAGTCAGGATGCCATGCACTCCATACTTTACAGTGTACGGCCTCTACACCACGTTTCAGAACTCTAAAAGTATCTTGTGTATGCTCCTTGAACTCATTTTCAAGAAGTTGGGTTATCTGTTCCTTATCTGCAGTAATCGTCAAGTAGTTCCAACAATCGTTCGGCATTTTTATTCTATAAGGTATATATTTTGGAGTTTAGGTTAAAAAGATTCTTAGAATTTGTTAATAAATAATAAGTATATGTATTTTTAATTATTTGAGAATAATTCATATATTATAGTTAACAGTTTAAATTTCCAGAAAAGGCATTATATTTTAAAAGCTCTAAATTTAATCCAATAACATTTAAAGGAATTTTACGTTCATTAAATATTCCGCTCATTCCCCATTCGTTATAATATTTTTCTTCTACTGTATCAAATGCTCCTAATTGTACGATATTTTTATTAAAAATAAAAATATGATCGTCGATTACAACTTCAACTTCGTCAGGAAGATATTCACAATCTCCTATATCTTTCCAAATACCTTCTCCATTTATTGACATACCATACTTAATTTTTTTTGGTCCTTTATATACTCGTGCTCGCGCATTTACAGCGTTTTCAGATAATATATCAAAATTAATTTTTTCTAATAATCTTATATCTGGTCTAAATTTAATATACCAATCATAATCCAAATGTGATTTAAAATGAGTAACAAAATCGCATATTTTGTTAAATTGCATTCTATAATTTATCATCTTATATTTAAATAATATAATATTTTCATAATTATTAAAATCATCCTGATTTGATATTCCAGCATAGTCTACTTCCATATCTGATAATTTCATATATTCATTTAAAATTTTTATATTATTACACCATTCTATATTTAAGATATGAGAACATATTATTACTAAAACTTTCATATACAATCTTAAAAGAAAAAAAATTGAGTTTTTAAACATGGGATATAATATGGAAATTATTATTTTGCCGGAATAATTTTATATTTTTATACGATTCTTGGTCTAAACTATTCTTTTGGCTATATGTATAATGGATAGAGCAAGTCCTTGTCGTATTTGTGGAGAGCATGCGCATTCAAGTAGTGCGTGTGGTAATCTGCGTGATGTGTTAAAGGAGGGTTTCTTTTCTGGAGGTGGAGGAGGGGGAGGCGGCGACCACGACCACGATGAAGATGATTCTTTGGGTCATAAAAAAGATTATTATTTTTTGTTTTTTAGTTTTTTGTTTTATTAGATGTTATCAGGCTGTGATATACCGATTTTACTTCGTAAAATCTCTATTGAACGGCCTATTCTAGGCCGTGATATACCGATTTTACTTCGTAAAATCTCTATTGAACGGCCTTATCAGGCCGTGAAATACACATTCTTCAACCCGTACTCCTTCATACACTTCTCCAAGAAGATTTGACATTCATCGCACGGCTTAGAATACAAGAACCTGTCTGGGTTTGCCTTCTTATGATCCCTGCTAATCCTCATAACATATAAATCTGCACCACGCAACTTGCTGATATCACCCAGTTGCTTGATGACATTCTTTTCCGCATGAATACTGTGGCTCGAATATCCTGAGCCACTACTACGAGAACCATTACGATTTGTGGCCGAGGCCAGAATCTTGCCGCGCATTACCACAACAGCTACGTGCAGACTCTGGCGCTGCTTGTCACAGGTTGCAAGGTTTGTCGTCCTAGGATCACTCAAGAACTCCTCCAGGATACTAGTCCTTGCACGATGAGTTGAAGAAGACATTTGCCTTTGCCTTTGCTTTGCTTTGATTTTGGGGGACTTGTGTTAAAGGGTGTGTTTGTGTTTCAATTTTATTTGTTGGAGTTTGAATCTTCTTACACCTCTTCCGTTATGATGACCGCGCCACTCGGTAGTGACCAGCTGGGCTGCATTGTCTTAGTATCAACGTACCAAGTGTCCT